ACTCCACGACCAGCCAGATGTCGACATGTCCGAGGACGAGGAGGAGGATGAGTTCGGGGATGAGTTCTGGGATGGGTTAGAGGACGAGTACGGGTACGAGGAGCTTATGCGGGCCAATAAGATGCAGGAGATGATGGAAGAGATCTTCGACGCTCAGGAGTACGCCCGACCCCTTGGGGACTTCGTGCCCATCAGTGCCAGCACAGAGGCCCTCGTGGCCTCCCGTGAGGAAACCCATGGGTGGTTCACCGACACGTCCTATGTGGCTCAGAGCCTCAAGTCCGTCCTCTTCGGCGACGACTCGCTGGCGACCGACCTGACCCCGCTACAGCGCGAGGGTCTCGACATGATCTGCTCGAAGATCAGCCGCATCATGGCTGGCGACCCGAACTTCAAGGATCACTGGGACGACATCGCTGGCTACGCGAAGATGGTCGCTGACCAACTCTAGGCGGAACACAAACCGCCGTAACAGAAGGGACTATCCGTCCCCACGAAGCAGACCAAGCACCGAAATGATAAGGCGGTAAGCTGGGTAACGCGAGGCTTGGGTCGTCCCCAAGCACTGACCGGGGTGAGCTGGTGACAGGCGGGGAGAGACCCGCACAACCTTCAAAGGAGAACTCTGATGGCACTCGACTGGACTTGGGAGATTGACGAGGACGGCGAGATTGCCTTCGAGGTCTTTGTTCCCGGACAAGAAGACGACCCCATTCTGGCCTTCACCCTCGATACCGACGCAGTGCTCGAAGAGTTGGCCATCGACGTTCAGAGGTCCCACTACGAGGGCGACCCAGAGAGCCTCGACGAGTGGAATGAAATGCTCACCCGGCTGCGGATGCTCACCACCGAAATGGAAAGGATACTGAAATGATCCCTCTGCAATTCATCGTCTGGGACACTCACAAGAGCCGTCTCTGGGTATCCCCCCGTGGTCGTGCGACATGGGCCGGCCCCGGTCATGCACGCTCGTCGTGGGAGGTCCACACCGGAAGGAACTTCACCAAGCAGTCCCGCTATCAGGTTCACGAGGCCACTCTGGTCCGTGGGATGGTGATCGACACCAAGGAGGTCGTATGATCATCCCCAACCTATTCGTCATCATCCACGAGGGTGGTGACTTATGGCTGAACTCTCACGGCCGGGCCACCTACCTCACCGAGAGCCGGGCTCAGGTCGAGATCGACCAGAACATCACCTACGTCGAGGCCCAGCTAGAAAAGGCTAAGGGCTACCCCCCAGACCTCCGTGTCCGCACGGTAGATTATTTCGAGGCCCGTCTCGCCAGTGCCCGCAAGTGGCGGGTCCAGAGGATGGTAGCAGGATGAAGGTCACCTACGAGGACCACATGGGTAGCGACCTCAAGGTGGTCAATGCTGCTCGGGTGAGCTTCGGGAAGCGGAGTGAGTGGGACCCGACCCACTACCCCCTGTATGAGAGGCTCAAGCCGTCCGACGCCCGGTTGATCCAGTTCCTCGCTAGGGGATGCACCACGGGTCAGTGGGATAGTCTGGTTCTGGAAGCAGCGGAGCACGGCTCGAATTGGCTGGACGGTGACTACCCTGAGAGGGACCCGTTAATTGAGATCCTCCGTGAGGTCCGCTCCATGCCCACCCATTGGACCCCCTTTGGGCACTGCCAGATCACCCTCGTGATCAAGGCCCCGATCTTCGTGGCCCGGCAGCTGTTCAAGCACAAGGTCGGCTCGGTGGAGAACGAGGTGTCCCGCCGGTACGTCACCGACGAGCCCGAGTTCTGGACGCCGGAGGAGTGGCGCAAGGCGTCGGACGACAAGAAGCAGGGCTCTGGTGGCCCCTGCGCCAACCAGCACGGCCTCACCATGTTCTACGAGGACAGCTGCCGGGCGTCGGTGATGATCTACAATGATCTCGTCGCCACTGGCGTCTGCCCCGAGCAGGCCCGTGCCGTCCTCCCCCAGGCCACCTACACCGAATGGTGGGTCACCGGGTCCCTCTTCTATTGGGCCTCGTTGTTCAACGCTAGGTCCCGTGGGGATGCCCAGCAGGAGACCCAGCAGATCGCCCGTCAGATTGGGGAGATCGTGGAGCCCTTGTACCCTGTCTCTTGGAAGGCTCTTACGACGTGAAGCACACACTTATCACCGAGGACGTCGAGCGGACCCTCCTGTCGGCCCTAGCCTTCGGGAACTTCAAGCTTGACTTCTACTCTAAGCAACTAGGAGAGGCCCTCATTTCCCTCATGGAGAAGGGCCAGATCCGACCCTTATCCGATGACCAGTACGAAGTGACCCGAGAGGGCAAGGCCGCTCTGGTGATCTACCCCTGAGGACTACAATGCCCAGTATCGACCCCGAGACCCAACGGCTGGCCCAAGAGCTACGCCGCTGGAAGAACACTGCTCTGAACATGATGGACCGATACTCCGATCTGCTCGAAGCAGCCGGGGTGCATGGTCATTCCTTTTTCACCGAAGACATGGACGACCTACACGAGGAAACGAAGAAACGCCTCAAAGGCCTAATCCGTCGCCGCAAGGTGGAGCCACTCCGGCTCCCCCTGCGAGTTCAACCAAAGGACAAACCTCGTGACGAAACTGCATGACGCCTTCACCACGGCCGTGACCGAGTTCATGGATGTGATGGAACAATACTACCCCGGCCCCTACATCGCTCTGGTCGAGGAAGAGGCGAAGGAACTCGTCGAGGCGTGGACCGCCCTGACCCAGAGCCGGACGACGTGGATCCCCATTAGCCTCATGGCGAACGTGATCAAGGAACTCACCGACTTCCACTACGTACTGTTCGGCCTGATGGTTCGACAGGACCGTGCGGTAGCTGAGGGTGGCCTCCCAGTGAGTGCTGACGCCCTTCTCAAGGTTGCAGGTATCACCGCCGCCTTGGAGCCGATCCTCGACATCATCAACGTGATGGTCCCAGAGGCCCAGCAGATCGAGGCCCTCAAAGAGGTCCAGAGGTCTAACATGTCCAAGCTCGGCCTCGATGGTCGCCCGGTGTTCAACGACGCTGGGAAGATCGTCAAGGGGATTAACTACTCCCCGGCTGACCTGACAGACCTAGCTCGTCGGGTGATCAACTCACACGGAGAGATGTGATGTGGTGCCTCATTGCCCTCTTGGTCGTTGCTGTGATCTACTGTTGGCTCTCTCGCATCTGCTGAGGAACGCAAACCGCCGCAACAGAAGGGGAGGATCGCTCTCCTAGACCCAATCGGGCTCTCTTGGACAATCCAAGGGAGCCCTTCTTTTTTGCCTCAAGGAAAGCGAGACTTATGCTGCCGAGCAGTTATCAGAATTTCATTGCCCTATCACGATACGCCCGGTGGCTCGACACTGAGAACCGCCGTGAGACGTGGGACGAGACGGTCGACCGCTACGTGGCGTTCGTCGTCAAGAAGGTCCCCCAGTTGCCCCAAGGGGACGTCGAGCTAATCAGGGGGAGCATCAAGGCCCTCGACGTCATGCCCTCCATGCGTGTCCTGATGACGGCTGGAGTGGCCTTGGAGCGGGACAACACCGCTGCCTTCAACTGTGCCTACACGCCTGTGGACAGCCTACGAGCCTTCGACGAGGCCATGTTCATCCTGCTATGTGGGACCGGCGTGGGCTTCTCGGTGGAGCGCCAGTACGTCAACATGCTGCCCACGGTACCAGAGAACTTCCGCAACCTCCCGTTCCCTATCGTGGTAGCAGACAGCAAGGAGGGGTGGGCTATCGCTCTGCGGACCCACTTCGAGATGCTCTTCGACGGCTGGGTGACCACCTTCGACGTCTCCAATGTGCGCCCCTCTGGGGCTCGCCTTAAGACCTTCGGGGGCCGGGCCTCTGGTCCTGCTCCACTGGTGAGCCTGTTCAACTTCGTCACCGCCAAGGTCAAGGGCGCAGCTGGGCGCAAGCTCTCGTCGGTCGAGGTCCACGACATCATGTGTAAGATCGGCGAGATCGTCGTGGTCGGTGGTGTACGCCGTTCGGCAATGATCTCCCTGAGCAACCTGTCGGACGACCGCATGAGGCACGCCAAGAGTGGCCAATGGTGGCAGACGAACCCGGAGAGGGCTCTGTCGAACAACTCGGTAGCCTACACCGAGAAGCCCGACTGCGAGACCTTCATGCGGGAATGGCTGTCCCTTGTGGAGTCCAAGAGTGGGGAGCGTGGTATCTTCAACAGGACGGCTGCCATCTTGCAGGCGGCGAAGAACGGCCGGCGCAAGACGAGCGTCGAGTTCGGGACCAACCCGTGCTCTGAGATCATCCTGCGGCCCAAGCAGTTCTGCAACCTGACCGAGGTCGTCATCCGCTCTGACGACACCGTGTCCGACCTGATCAACAAGGTCAAGGTGGCGACCATCCTTGGGACCATCCAAGCGACCTTCACCTACTTCCCATACCTGTCGGAAGAGTGGCACCAGAACACCGTCGAGGAGAGCCTGCTGGGCGTCTCTCTGACGGGGATCATGGACAACCCCATGACGGCGAACCCAATGCCCGAGCTTCTGGAGGGTCTGAGGGACATCGCTGTTAGTACCAACCTTGAGTACGCAAAACTCTTCGGCATCCCTCAGGCCACCGCCGTGACGTGCGTCAAGCCCTCGGGCACCGTGTCGCAGCTGGTGGACAGTGCCTCGGGTATCCATGCCCGGCACTCCGAGTTCTACATCCGCACCGTGCGTGGGGACAACAAGGACCCACTGACCCTATACCTCAAGGATGCTGGGGTACCTTCCGAGCCCTGTGTGATGAAGCCCGAGACCACCACAGTGTTCAGCTTCCCACAAGCTGCGCCCAAGGGCTCTGTGACCCGCAAGGACCTCACTGCCATCCAGCAGCTTGAGACGTGGCTGCTCTACCAGCGCCATTGGTGTGAGCACAAGCCGAGTGTGACCATCACCGTCCGAGATGCTGAGTGGATGGAGGTCGGGGCATTCGTCTACCGACACTTCGACGAGATGTCTGGTGTCAGCTTCCTGCCCTACGCAGATCACACCTACCAGCAGGCTCCCTATCAGGAGTGCAGTCTGGAGGACTACGAGGCGGCGCTGGCGAAGATGCCTC